ATGCAAACCAACAGTACTTAACGCTGTTGACGTAGCAGCCAACGCAGTAAACCCTGTCTTATACTGAACTCTAACTGCTTGCCCAGAGTTAGCGTCATCATGCAAAATTAAAGCGTACCCTGAAGCGAATGAACTAGTGTTGCGATCTCGTCGCAAAGTCCACGCAGGCAACACCGGCTCAGTATTCTCAGAACCGTCATCAGTGTACGTTACTTGATACACGGCTAAAATGTCGTCAGTTACCCCAGTCAGGTCGTATCCGTCTTGAGAAATGTTGTAAGTAAATTCAACGGTTTTCATTTGATACAAACCGTTTTGCGGTGACGACAAATCAGCCAACTCGTCATTAATAGAGTCCAACACAAGTTGTGCAGGGAATTTAGGATTAACCGTAATTAAATCCCCTGAACTATGTGCAGCAGCAGTAGTGCCACGAAAACCACGTTTAACCGTAGCGTCGTTATTTGTAGCGTTAACGCTAAACACATACATTAATTCAGTACCAATTTCAATAATTGAACCTTCAACAATTCCAGCGGAATCATAAGTAAAATTCAAAGTCGTCGCAGAATCATTAACACCTGTAGCTAACACGTCGTGTTCTTCAACGTAATCAGTTAACAATAAATTTTTTGTTTCGTCTATCCAAGTTTGAGCGGTCATAACGCCTCAATACTATTCATAAGTCTTTCGCTTTCTTTCCTACTCGCATCGCTAGAATACAAACGACCTGCCTGAATTTCGCTCTTAGTTTCAGCATGTTTCTCTAAATGCGCTGAACCATTAATAGATTTAGGTTGCAAACCATTCTGGCGCAAACGCTTATACGCAGACATATCAGCATCTTTAGCTTTATCAGCTTTCTTTGTAGCTTCTAAATCAATAACAGAGCTACGAGAAGGGGTAGCTGAAGGCGCAATGTTCACACCTGAAATAAGTTTAATCATCGCCTGCCCACAAGTAACGCAATGAAACGAATGTCCATCATTAAAGCCATGTATTATCTCTTCAATGTTTTCGCATTGTTTACATTTATAGTCATACCGTGGCATAACCCTCTACCTCTATTCCGTACCCAGCATTTTGTAAAATATTTATTTCTTCATCTGTAAAATCAGTAGGGGATTCATGCCCACCGTATATTGTCCGAGAAACTGTACTCATGTCTGCCGGTTGTCGAGTCGTTACCGACCCATCATTTAATATAAATATATTAACCCCTCTAGCTGTCGGAGGATAGAATCTGCGTAAGTTCCTAGCAGGGCTAATAGTCGGGAATCTAGTAACATCTAATGTTGGGACCGTATTTTCAAACACTGGAACGTATTTTTTACGGAACAACAGTTGTTCTATAGATGTAGACCCAGTAATTGTGTCAACAGATATTTCTTGATCCATGCTGACAGTCACAGACGGCACTGTAGACGTTCCAGCAATAACTGATGGTTCTACACTAGCGTCGCCTGCAATTGTCGCAGAAGGCGTTGTAGCAGCCCCAGCGATCACTCCAGCAGCAACACTAGCCGTACCTGAAATAGTCGCTGACGGCATAGCGCCAACACCAGCAATTACACTAGGAGCTACGTTTGCTGCTCCTGAAATAGTCGCTGAAGGTGTTGTAGCAGCAGTCGCTACCACACTAGGAGCTACACTAGCTGTCCCTGATACAGTCGGTGCAGGTACAGTTGTCGTAGCTGCAATCACCGCAACGGCAGCATTCGCAGAGGCTGTCACGGTTACAGCCGGAACAGTCGCAGAACACGCTATTACCGAAGGACTTACTGTAGCATCCTTCTGGGAATACTTTACGCTTGAACTTGCGTAGGTAACCGCAGATGAACTGTAGTTTATTGTCACCTGCTGACCTCACTACTCTTCGCCGTAAAGAATCTCCTCAGATTGCGTCTTACGACCAACCAACGAGAACGAACTATCCCCAATTTTAGTAGCAGCCCAGCTCTTAAGAACAGATAACACGGCAGCAAAACCAGAAGCTACAACAAGTTTCCAGTTGCTTACGCCCATCTCAAGGAAGGAGTTACCACTGATTGTGGCTACTGCTGCTTGTACGAACGTCGCTCCGCAGCGTTCAAGTAAATCTAGATATTCTTTCATTTTCTTAATAAAGCCTTCCAAGTATTGGGACCAACGATCCCATCAACATATAATAGACGACGCTTCTGAAACTCCACAACAGCCTTATGTGTGAGCCTCCCAAAATCTCCATCGACTTTGTACCGATACAAGCCCTTATTGCCAAGAAGTCGCTGAACTACCTTCACAGGCTGCCCTTTAGAACCCTTCTTCAACGGGTGTCGTCGGATCAAATCTTCTATCTCAGCTAACGCAGCGCCAATACCCTTAAGGTCTTGCTTAGCTTTCTTCTTAGCTTTCGTTCCTTTTAGAGCTGGAGCGTCAAACCATTGAATCTTGCCGTTAACTACCTTGCAAGGCTGGTGATGCCACCACTCTCCCGGAACGTATGCGACCATGCCATACGATTTTGCTATGGCGTTTACTTGAGAAGTACTGATACCTCGGCCAGTAATTCTAAAGTCAACGGCATAACCCCAGTTATCGAACGCTGGTTGCTGCATGTGGTAAGAGCCTTGAAAACCTGACGCTGTTTTACGGTCAGGGTTGGCTGCTAGGTTAAAACCCGGCCTACCGCTTTTGTATCCGTCGTACAAGTATTTTTGTTGTGCGTAGGTTCGGACAGCAGACACTACTTTGACACGGCCAGAAATTCTGTCGTCGGCAAAGAACGCTTCTAGCCTGCGTTTGAACTCAGGGTGTAAAAGTTTAGTGTTTATGCTACTATTCGTCGTCGGTATCATCTTCTAGCAGTTCACCCATCTTTCTGATTTGGACACTTTGCACGCAGATCTCTAGTTCCTTTGGGAACCTTCTTTGCATTTCAGCAATGACTTCATTTGGGTTTATCTCAATATCCATTGTTCTGTCCTTATTCTTCTGGGCACGCTTCTCGTTCAGCGTCTTCATATTCTACAATAAGTTTACCGTTGCTATCGGTCATAGGGCTATCGATAATTCCTTGGTCTTTACGTTCGCCAATTACCATCCAACTGCATACTGCGCCATCTGGTCCGTTAATTGTAAGAGTTTTCCCTGACAGTGACCATGTAACAGCATTTCCAGAACTTGCAACCATTGACCAAGGGTTTGTGTTTAGTGCTTCCCAAGTTCCATCAGTCATATTTGAAACAGTGTCAAGATCAACGGTTACAGAACCTCCACTAATTGTTGCGGTTCCTCGATAAATGTTGTCGCAAGTTGGCCCCTCAATAAATGAATGACGCAAACGCCAATCTCCACCTTTTGATGGGTGTGCAATATCAAATGAGCCAGCAGTTTTAGAAACTGTCCCTAATAATGAAATAGCTGTTGCTGATAACCGAATCAAAGTCCAAGTGTCACTACCAGACCGTGGTCCTATGTAGCAAGCACCGCCATCACCCCCGCCAAGCCAGAACCGACTTGAGCCAGTACCATATCCAGCATTATCAGCGTTTATTTCGTAGCCTTCTGCAAACGCTATTTGCTCATTGTCAGCACCTGCTGTCGTGCCAGCGAAACTCAAACCTGAGTTTCCTATAAACCGTAAAACTCCATTAAATGAATGCAGCGTTGAATCTTCGTCCCAGAGTGCATAGCTACCAGAGGTGTTACTGTAAAGTACAGCGTCTTGTCCTGAACCGTTTGCACCCACAGTCATTGTGTTATCAAACTGTGTGGTCCCAGAGCTTAGAATCTTAAAGCGTGTTACGTTGTCATGACCTCTAAAGCAAAGATCGTTTTCGCTATTGTCAAAGAAAATACCTGCTTGCACAGCATCGGATTCATCTCCGAAATATATAGCGGTATCGGAACTGTCGGTAGATTGTAGTCTTATTTCGGGATTGCTTGCGCCTCTTATGTCTAATATGCGCTCAGGGCTAGTAGTCCCTATCCCAACATTGCCATCAGACCCAATCGTCACTCGTGATGTCACAGCGTCAGAAGCTGTTGATGTTGAACCATAGGTAAAGAACTGCAAGCCGTGAGGGTCACCGTCCGAGCCATCTTGAAAAGAAGCGATCATCGCACGACGACGACCAGTATCCGTACCGCTAAACCCAATACCTGTAGCAAGGTTACCGTCAGCTTTAGCTCCACCACTGTTCTCAAGAAACAAAGTAGCTTTCGTGCCATCGCTAACATCACCAGCAGACAAGTTGCCATCATCAGAAAGCACGACCAGTGACTGCGTTGGTGCAGCACTGCCAATCCCAACATTTTTACTTGGCTTAATCGTCATTGCTGTCGCTGGGGTTTCTGAACCTCCGTCAGGAGTAACTTGGAAAATTAATTCTGTTGGCATGTCACCATCAGCGGGTGTTCCATCAACTTGAGCAATGATCTGCGCTCCGTTTGCATAGCTGTTGCCGTCATAGCCTTGGAACATAATCTTGCCCAGTACAGCGTCATCATCAACAAGCGCCGGAGAAGCCTTAGACCCATCCGACTTACGCAACGTCAACTCAGCAGCAGTCGCCTCAGTATCATGATGAGCAGTCAAATTAATAACCGCATCAGCAGAATCCTTAGCAACCGACAAAGAACCAACAATCGACGGATCAGAAGTCCACGCAGACTCACCAGCAGCCGTACCATGCAACACAGCACCAGCAGAAGCAGTCGTATCACCAATACCTAACTTCTCCTCAATCTGCAACACAGCGCCATTCACATTATTATGCACCGTCGCATGATTAGGAGAATCAAGCGTATCAGAATCAGCTATATTATCAGGAAGCTCATTTGGGTCTCTGTCTAAAGCACCCGGATATCTAGTTGCCATCAGTCACCTCTTATGGAGTTAAATCTATTGTAAAAATACCGCCAGCATTAAACGCAATCGTAAACGTGCCATTACTAGAAGAATAATTAGCACCAAAATCAATATACGCAATAAGCGGATCATCAGTTAAAGAATCATCGTAAATCACAGCGCCTCTAGCGTCAGTGATCGTTGCAGACGACCATGAAGTATCAGCAGCATCAAATTTAATAGTGCCACCTGTTTGAGTAAGCGTTACGCTGCCAAGCGTGTTACCACCAGCAGTATAATTAGTTCCAGAAACCTCATTAGAAACGTCACTCTTAAAATCATGCGCCCCGAAATCAGGCGTATACGACGACGTAACCAACATAATTTTAATCGTGTCACTGTCTAGGTCTAACGCAAGAGTATTTTTCAAAGCGTTAAGAAAAGTTATTCCATAAAGTCCGCTAGCCATCAGCGTTCTCCTCGTCTGTCACAACCTTAGCCTCAATCGGCTCAGGGGTTATCACAACGTTTACTTGTTCATCTTCCATGATGTCCAATAATAATATAATCGAATAAAGAAAGATATAGGGAAGGCCAACCTCCCAGTAAAGTCAGCCTTCCCTAATATCGTTTAGGAGCTATTAGTTAGTTCCTATTGAGGATGATGTTTCAATCCTTCGGATACATTCCTCACGGAATCTTCCGTATCCTACAAGGTGATACCAACCAACTGTGTTGAATCGGCGCAAGCTGTCGGTTACAGGACCGAATACGATGCTTGGGTCAGCACCAAAACCGGCTGCCCGGCTGTGTCCTTTAGCAAGAGCTTGTCTACCAACAATAACAGTTTTGTATTCATCGACATTAGAAGCACCAGCGTCAGCGGTTAGCGTAATTCGTGGTGTTTCAATAAAGTCAACTCCACCGAATGTACCGATGCTACCTGTTCGGACACCAGCTCCGTCTTGACGGATTTGGTGTTGAATAACGTCAGTTACGGCTGTAGCTTTCCGCAGATCGTAGGAAACGTCAGGGTGGATAAATCCAACGTAAACGTTGCCATCAAATGCAGGAGCAGAGGCGGTTCTGAGGTTAGCTACACACTGTCGAACAAGATCAGCGGTGATAATATCGCCTGCTGCTAGTTCTCCTGTAGCGGTTGCATCGCCACCGTATAGAACGTTAGTTCCTTCAGTAACAATGTCGTGAACAATCTTATCAAGACTGTCACCCATGTTGTAACCGATAATGTTCGCAGCGTCAGCGTCTATGTTTAAGAAGCTGGTTCCACGAGCTTTAGCGGTTGTTTGTATTGTATTGCCGTACTCAGCAAGTGTTACCGTAACCTGTGCGTCACCCATTGTTGCTGGAGTGAGGTCAGAAGTTTCGGAAATTGCTGAAGTAGCTTGTGATAGGTCACTGTACTTTGTGAACTTAACGCTTGCACCAGCGTGCGATTGGTTTGTGGTTTTTACATCGCAAACCATCTCAAAAAGAGGTTGTGATCGCAACGCAAAGTAAGCGAGCTGTTCAAATGCTGCATTACCAGCAGAGTTCAGCGAACTCATTTGTGTTATTGCCATTAGGCTATCTCCAATTAAATTTGGAGCCTACCTCACGTCATTGCGTTAATAGTAAAACCGTTAGATTCCAACAACTGTGCTAATTCAGCAGCGTTTGTAGTTTGTCTAATTAAACTCTCTAATTGAGGATCTGTCACAGGACCAGCATCGTCACTAGCTTCAGCGATTCTACGCTCCGCTTCAACTTGCTCCATAAACTGCGCCTGTTGTTCCAAATTAGCAGTATTAACTTGGCTTACCGCATTCGATAAACCTGCGCTTTGTGCTTCAGCTTGTATAGCTTCAACATTTAGCTCGCCTTCGTAGCCTTTCATGAAGTACTCAGTCATCTTATTAGATGGATCTAAGCCAGCATCACGGAACACTTCTTTGCGTTGCATCTGTTGAATTTGTGCTTCAAGCTCATCAGCCCTCGCAGCTCTCGCTTCGAGTTCTCTACGCCAATTTGGTTTGGATTCGGTACTAGAAACTTCTTCGGTTTCAGTAGACTCTGTTTCCATTATGTCACTCACCTTCTCGTACACGCTAACAACGGTGGAATGCTAGCGGAGTTTAATTTTGTGTATACAGCTCACCCTCTTAATGGGGCCGAATACATAACTTAATATAGGCAAATTAACGGGTTTCGTATATAACCTACGGTTTTCACTATCAGCTTTTTCTATTGGGCAGCACCAAGGCCACTAGCACCAGCGCCAGTAACCATACCACCAGCCTGCTTCATCGCTGAAGCCTGCCTACGCTGACGCAACCGCTTCACGTTCGCAATAGACTCAGAATCTAAACCAAACGAAGCCGCCGCAAGCTCAGACGTACCAATACCCTTATCGCCAAGAGTTTCCTGCGTTAAACCAGCCTGCTGAGATAACCTTTGCGTAACCTCACGTTGTTGAACATTCTGCGAAGCTAACTGCCGTGAAAGATCTTTTGACAAACCAGCGCCAGTAGATTGCACCGCTGCTGCTGACAAACCAGCCGATTCCATTTGAAGCCGTTGTTCTATCACGTTTACGCCCCTGTCAGGGTCTAAGAAATAAGCAACAAGCTCCCCATCGTTTTCTGTTCCAATGCCGTACATTTCTTGTAACTGGTTTTTAAGTTCGGGGTTGACATTTGCTACCGCTGCTGAAGCCATAGATACTCGTTGTGTCATTTCAGCTTCAGAAACATCGTTCCCGATAAAGCCTGCAAAGTCATCTGGGCTGTCATAAAACCCTTCAGGTAACCCTGCTGTTTGCATCGCTTGACGGTATCCACGCTCTAAACGTATGTACTCTGCTGGGCTAATAGCAGGCAGCCCTTGTTCTCTGCGAGTTTCCATACCTTTGAAACGTTCTTTGAATTGTTCTGTTTCTTTAAGCTGGATCATTACGCTTTCTGTTGAAGCGCCCTCCATCAAAAAACGGTAAGCGTCTGCTGATAAACCATCTAAACCGTAATCAGCTAACGCATCTTTGATAATTGTTAAAGCGTCACGGTCATCTTGTGTTTCTTGCGCTGCTGTCACAGCATTATCAGTTAGCACTGTATCTTCTTCAGCCATTACGCTACCTCCCCAAAGGATTGACCAATCGAGAACGCCAACGCCCTCGCCTGATCCTTAGCATCATCAGTTTGCTGCCACTCAGGAGTAGCACGAACAAAGTTCCGAACCTCAGAAAGAGTCATCGGGCGAGAAGTAGTCCCACCAGTATCAGGAATGTACTCAATCACATCAGAAAACTCCTCCAACATATCTACTTGCCTGCCAAGCATCTGTTCTATCTGTTGCTTGTACGGAGCAAAATACTGTTGAGGAGTAACCCCCAATTCGTTAATGACTCTATCTAACGTAGGGAACAAAGCACTTGCTGACGTTTTCAAATACTGCTCATATTCACCTTCTGTTCTTTCCCCTGTATAAATCCATTCAGCCCATTGTTGAGCTTCTTCGTCTGGCAATCTACTGTAATAAGTATTAGCTAATTGTTTTATATTGTCTATCGCTCCACTAAATTCAGATAATTCAGCAGATATTCCCGTGTAAACATTTTCGTTAAATAAAATTTTGCGGATTTCTTCTTGATCGTCGCCGTTGCCTTCCATAGCAAGCATCTGCCCAAGCTCAAAAGCTTTTTCATCACTTAGCTCTACACCCAAGTATTGCGCTTCATCCTGCAACGCTTTAGTTATAGGATCTAACCATTCTTTTTGTTCTGGGTTGCTCATTTCGCCCCATGTAACGTCAAAGAAACGGCGTTCTTTATCTGTTGTTTGCCACCATTCTGTTTTTTGCAACAATCCTTTAATACGGGGAAGGCTAGTTATCCCATTTTCTACAATATAATCCATTAACCCTTTTTGAGTTTCTGCTTCTGGATCGTCGTAATTTACAATCTTTCCATCGCTAGTTATGCCTATAAGCATGTTTGTTGCGTGATCCCTGAAGAAGTAGCTTGCTCCACCAAATTGTTCTGTCAAAAGTTGGTAAATTTCGTCTTTATTTGCTTCTTCTTGAGCGGCAAGTGCAGCCATATTACTGCCGCTGTCAGTGCCAGTGCTAGTGTCAGTGCCGACGTTATCGTCACCATCGTCTGCTGGTGTTTCACTATCAGCAACATCTAATCCGGCAGTAGAAGCCTCGCCACCAAACATCCCTGCGAAATCTGCAATATCTTGATATTCTTCAAGGTCTTCTGCTTCATCTATCGCTGCAAAAACAGTACCTAAATTTTGATTTCCTGCTTGCTGTTCAACTTCTTCTTCAACTGTTATTTGAGCATCTTCAGAAACTTCTGAAGGTGTTGGAGGTTTCCCTAAAAATTGTGAAACTTCTAAACCAAGTTGTGACGTTCCTTCTTGTTCATACACAAACTCTGCAAACTGTGGATCTGCAATGTTTTGAAATTTAACCCCTGCAATAGTGTCTTCCCCAAATCCTTTAGTAGAATTTTTTATAGCATCAACAAACCCTTTAGGCGACATGTCATACAACGCTTCTTTAACAGCGTCGATACTTTTGTCTTGGCTAATTTTTTGAAACCAGTTATACGTTTGAGCGTTATCTTTTTTAATTTGGTTTTCTTGTTTACTAACAGAATCTCTTATATCTTTTTCCCAATTTTTGCCAACTTCAAAAGAAAATGTGTCTGACGTGAATATGCCAAGATCACTTTCGATTTCTTGTTTGTCTTTAGAACTTAAAAAACGAATACCAGCTTCGCTTGTTAACTCTCTAAGTTCATCAAACCATTCTCTACGAAGGCTTTTGCCGTCCCTATCTTTTTTACTTCGATCAGGTGGTCCTTCATCCAAATGTTTTGTTATTTTATTAAGAGTCCCTATCCTATTATTAGCTCTTTTAAGTTCCCCTTCAAGAGTGCTAAAAACTTGATCTATATGATTACCAAGAGAATCATCACCAGCAACATAAGTATCGCCGTATCTGATCCACTCTAAATCTCCAGAAGCAGCAAGACTTTCTTTTCTAAAGCGTCGATCTTTAAGATCATACTTTTTCATTATCGCCTACCCCCAATACCAGCAGCCTGCATAATCAAAGAAGCAGCATTAACATGATTCATAGCCCCAGCCTCAACCGGAGCAGCACCCCTAGCGAACTCGCCAGCTTGCGCTCCAACAGAAATACTAGAAACACCAGAAGCCTGAAGCCCATGAATTTTTTTAATAAACGCTTTTATTTCAACGTCAGTAGCTTTACGGCCAGTAACTTCAGAAAAAGCGTCGCTAGCTGCAACTTTAAGAGCAGCAGGGTCAATGAAATTAATAATACGTTCCGGTTTTTTATTTAATTCTGCTTCACGTTCTCGAAATAACGTACTAATTTCTTCTGGAGTTAAATCCGAATCACGTTGCAAAATATCAAGAAAATCGGTTCTTCCAGTTCCCAACTGAAGCTCTGCAAGAGTTTTGGTTCTTTCTAGCGCATAAGTAAAAGCCCCCATGTTAACAGAACCATCTTCGTTAAAAACATCATCTATGTTTCCATACGCTCCTTCTGCGTTGAGAAACATATCCATAGCCATATCTTTTAAGCCTTTATCAGAAAGACCGCCAACTATCGCATTTGTATCATCTTCCGTAATTGCAACTTCACCGTAAATTGGCACATCTACCGGCTCATTTAACAACAAACCTTCAAATTGTGTTACACCTGTTTCATAATCTATTGTCGGTTCGTAACCAAAAATGCGGCCTGTTTCCTGTTGAAACAAAGGCGCTAACTGAGCTAACGTGTTCAAAAATTCTTCTTCTTCCATTAAAACCCTGTTCCATTCTCAAATTTAGTCCACAAATCTGGCCTCAGCTCAGAAACAAAACTATCCTCTGAAATAAAATCTCTTTCAAAGTACCTATCATATATCTTAGAAAATTCTGGGCGTATTGCAATATCCTCTCGTTCTGTCTCCCATAACATCATCAAATCAGCGTTAGAATTAGCAGATAACGAAACACTCCCAAAACGACCCGTTCGTGGGTCAACCGTAGTTGATCTTCTAATAAGTTCTTTTTCAACCAAACTACGCAGTTGTAAATAATCTATAACATGTTGCGTAGAAGGCCGTTGCAAAATTGAATCGTATTCTAAACCTGACATAAAACCATCAATAATTGCAGGCATCTTACTAATTTGCGTTTTTTCGCTAAACTCTACAGCCCAACTAGGATTTTCTTCTTTTAACCTATCGACCATCATGTCGAACGTCATTTTCACAGCTATCATATTTTTAGAATTTAGAGAATAACTTAACCCTGCTTCTTTCATTTTGTCTTGTTCTGCACGAACCAAATCCCTATACACGCTGTAGCTAGCCCAACCACGTTCAATTTCTGTATCAGCTATCGTGTCATAAATTGTTTTACGTTCACGACGTTTCCTTGGGTCAGAAGGACTAATTTCCATTTCGGTCTGGCGACGGTACACGGCTGCATTAAACTTAAATTCTTCATCACCTGAACCAAGACTTCCAGTAACCCAACCACCAACTTCAGGATGGTTTTGCACAAGTTCTTGATTTTCCATGTAGGCTTCTTCGCTTGTAGCCGAAGCAGCTACACCATCGTTTAATTTTGTCATGCGAGCAGTTAACGCAAATAGCTCTGGGCCATATTCTTCAAGAAACAACTGGTTGCCCTTCATTGACCCGTGGTCTTTTTGGAGTTTCCGTGCTTCTTTCATAAGATCGTCATACGGTGAAAATGTTGAAGTAGATGTTGGCATTAGCAACCCAGTAGCAACACGAAATGTAAAGAAATTATTTGCTCTTGTGTTTGCTTCTTCAATTAACGCATTTAATTGAACTTTATCTTCAATGTCTATAGGGTTTCCTGCTTCAGCGTTTTCTACAAAAATTTGCAAAGCCATAGATTGAACAACACGTTCCCTTGTAGGAGTATCCCCTACAAGGTTCTCAATGTTTTGCATATACGCAGGCATAAGGTTAGATTTCACCCTGTCAAGCAAACCACCTTCAGGGTGACCAAAAGGAAACATAAAATCAAACGTTTCTTCCAACGAGGGATCAGCTAACACAGCTTCACGAACAGGGATACTTACTAAAGGCCCAAATCCGGGAGTTGTGCTTTGAAGCATCGACGCTAATCCTTCTTTGCTAAATCTAATTGGGTTATCAGAAGTTATTTGCCCAAGCGGACCCGGCCGCAACGCACTTGGAAGATTGGCTTCGTTCCATTTTTTTACTCCCCCTAACAAACCTTCTGGAAGCCGGAAAGCAAGAAACGAAGCTCCTGATTCTTCATCGTGTACTTCTGTTATGCCTAAAACTTCAGCGTTCCAATCCGACATATACAATCGAGCTGCTTTCGCAACAAACGCAGGATTGTCTTGTCCCAGTTTTGCCCACCTGCCAATAACTTCTTGCCAAGCGTTATAGAACGGCATAATTGTTGCTGTGATTTCACCTATTCTGGTTTCTTCTGCAAGGTCATACAACAAATCCCGTGTTTCACGAAGGGCAGCTTTTCTAGCTTGGTCCTCTACTCTTCTAAGTTGTGTTGCGTTTATTACAACTTCACCGTTTTCATCCATGTACCTAGCAAGGTATCGATAAACGTGCCTATTGTACTTTGTTTTGTAATACGGGTTACGAGAAAGATGGTCGGCTGGAAGCGTACCTAAATTTTCAAATATCCGCTCTAACGTTGCGTCAAGTTCTTTGCTAATGCTAAGCCTGTGTGTGTCTATGCTTTTGGGGTGAGGCGCAACAGATTTGCCAAAATGTTCATACGAGGGTACGCCTTCTATATCTCCTCGCCGTATTTGACTAATAATGTTATTACTTACATTAGTGTCAAAATCAACTTCTTCGATGCGTTCAGAAAGTTCTGTTTTAACATCTTTCCAAGAAACGTCTCCTTGGTTATTTCTTGCTTTTTTACGAGTGTTAGTAAGCAACTCAGGAGGAAGAACATTGTCATATTCATCAATAATTTTTGTGGCAATTTCTTTTGAAAGCCCTACAGTGTCATCAGTTTTTTGTAAATCGAACCACACACCAGTTGATTGAGCAAGAGGTTCATTTCTTCTAAGCTCTGACGCTAAATTCTCTATTCGAGAAGTACGAGAACCTTCACCCCACACAATATCAAAAAACGAACTTTGCCATCTTGTTCCAATAGCCGTGTAGCGTTGCAACATATCTGTAAAACCCTTTTCAAATACGTTTGGATTATCAGCAGCTACATCCCATGAACGCCATTCAACATTTGTGTATTTACGAAGTTCACGTTCTGAAGATTTCCTGTAACCCCTATACATAGCATGTTGGGCTTTTGAAGAAGATACTGATTTTTGCAGCATTTCAATATACGCAGCGTCATCTCCAAAAGCTCCCCGTGCTGCAACGTTTCCAAATCTTACCCCATCAAAACCAGCTTCTTTTAACAAACCGTCTGCTTTCTCAACAGCGTTTTTAACTTGGGAAAGATCTACGTCGTATTTATGCAACTCGTTTATCACTGAGTTCATATTTGCGCCTTGATCCAACAAGAAATTAGCATGAGCAATTAAAACTGTGTCCCCATCCTCAATCGCTTCTTTTAACAAACGTTGCGATTCTTTCATGTGTAAGTCAGCGTGAGCTATACCAGAACGTCGTATAGCTACTCGATTTGTACGCCTAAATTGGCTTACCCCATACATGCCTGCCCACGCAGCCCCAGCAATCGGGTTAACAAGAAAAGCGCCTATCCCTGCACGGGCCAAAAGAGGTTTCCATCTATTGTACCCAGCTTCTATTCGAGCTTCTTTCGCCGACTCTAAAACAATTTCTTTAACTTTTTTATCGTCAAGTTTTTCAAGAATTTGACCGTCAGTAAGTTCTTTGATTTCATCAAGTTTTGCTTGCCGCACTTCTTTTGTAACATTGTCACCTAAAGCAGCAAGTTCATTTTCTCGAACTGTTTGCCGTAAACGAGTTGGAACGTTTGTTAAACCATTTTCAATAGCTCTGCTTGCATAGCCATCTTTAAGGTCACCCATAGCCCCAAACAAACTTCTCATTTCAGAAATAGTCCCCAAATCAGCCATACGACGCAACGTTTCATCAAGTTGAACACGCATTGGCCATTTAGGAGTAAGCAAAACTGCTGGCCTCCAAATGCCATTTACTATTTCCGCTGTCCTGCGTGGATACCTTGTTACACGTTTCGTAACGTCTTTTGTAGTTACCCAAACTTTGCTTTTTAACGTTCCATCTTTGCGAGCTAAATCTTGTAATTGACTATTAATTAAATCAAACCGTGGAAGCACCGCTGATTGCAAAACCTGTTGAGGAGACATCGCATAATTTACTGTCGTATCGCCATAAGAAACAGTTGTGTGTTGGCGGCTGTCTTGCGTCACACCTACTTGTTCTCTTCCTTTGGTACTCATGTGATCTGTTGTTTGTTCGCCATAACGATTAATAACCGAAGAATTTTTCAAAGAATTAGCGTTATTTAATTCATCTCTAAGAGATTTTCCGTTAATAATAATTGGAGGTTTAGCTTCTTCAAGCATTTTTTCAATGTCATCAATTAAATCGTCAATTGTGTTGTCGTACAAAGTCCGCAGTTCGTTTTGAAAGCCAACATCTCCTCGTTCTAATATCTCCATCCACTGGCCAAGCCTCTGCTCAACATTTTTTTTAGAAGCTGACGCAACACGATTGCCTTTAATTTTAATTCTTGAAGCCTGAGCCAAAATACGTTCGTATTGTGTAAACGCTTGCGTATCGTTAAAATCTATCAACGCTTGAGGGACACGTTCAGTTAAAACTCGCAATTTGCGGAAACCAAGAGGATTAATAACAGAAGGAATCCAATACACATCTTCTGCCGTGTCCACAAAACGTTCTGTCATAGAACGAATGCGCCTACCAACTACTTCATCTAAACTTCTTCTTCGCCAAACTTCATCTATCCTGCCAAATTCTCTAGCAGCTATAGGGTTAATCTCAGCGTCAGCTAAACGATGCAACGCAAATTCAGTCATAGCTTGCATCCCAGCGTCTCCTGAAATTAATTCAGATATGTCATCAACAACTGGGCCAACACTAGTATTCTCAACCCTTTTAACCTGATTTTCAAAAAGTTCCGATTGCAAATCAAACATAATTTCAAAATCAACGTCATCTAAACCGTAATCTTGCCGTATTTTCGCTGTGCTTACATTAAGCTCACCAACACGACGATCCATTTCTTTTCTTTGATTGTCATATCTTTTTCGCCAACCTTTTTGTTGAGGAGTTAATTTTCCTGCTTTCTCAAGCTCATCGTAATCTTTAATTTTTTCGCTAAGAACTTTTCTGTCCACATTCAAAGTGTCTATTTCATCAAGTTGTTGAGCGAAACTTAAACTCCCAGTTTGATTTGAAACTCCTTCATCAGCAAGCAAACTTCTTACATTGCTAGCTATTGCTGAAGCCTCTCTAAAAGCAGTCCCGTCACCCATAGCTGCACGGGCAGTTAACCTTCTTGCTTCTGGAGTAGCACCATGAGCTATAGCGAAAATAGCTTCTTCCGGCATTTTTGCGCCTTTACGACCAACAAGTTGACGAAGCACACCAGCACGTTGAGCTGCCGCTTCCTCCCTAGATAAATGCTCTGGATTTTTTGTGTATTCAAGCTCACCTTTTTTATTAATTGTTTCTAACGTAGCGCTTTTTGTAGTTTGGGCATCTATTTGTTTTAATTGCGTTTCAACGCTAGCCCACCTATTGGAATCAACAAAAGCAGCGGCCCTTGCTTCTGTTGCTTTAGTTCCTATAGCAGTACGAATCCGTTGTTGTTCTGGCGTTAATTCTTTCCAAAACTTTTTAGTAATAAAGTTGCTACCAACTTTTTGATCTATTCGTCGCCAACCTGCGCCAGTTCCCCTCATGTTTGGGGTGTAAATCCTTTGAGGGGCAAGGTACCTTTTCCCTAAATACTTTCCTTTGCCAATAATTTTGTAACTATCTTGCGTTTTGAAAGCAATCGCTGTTTTTCCAGAAAGAAGATTCGCTGACCCTCCAAGCATAATATCTACAGGATCTAAAAATTCTTGAGCAAAATCTAACGAACCCGAAACAAGATTAAACAAAGAATCATCTTTAATCGCATCGTATTGTTCATTGTCAAACGGATCGTTAATCCACAACGCCGCAGCAACAGACTGACCAAAAGTGCGGCCATGCCCTTCAATCCTTTCACCAGTTACAGGATCAAAAGATTTACTATTAATATCCCATGCTTCTGACCACGTTGAAGAATCAAATATCTTCAAAGGATTGCCGCCCCTAAGACCTGCGTGCATTACCGTAGCAAAAGTGCCAAGACCGTCATCAACAACGGTCTGCATAACCCAATCCCAGCCTTCCATAACAGGAGTAATTACTTGCCTCCCACCGCTACGAATAAAACCAAACGGGCCTTCTTCTGGCAACGCTTTAATAACAGAACCAATAATGCCTTCAGGCCCAAAAGCTCCACCAACTACATTGCCAAGAATGTCCTCTTGCCAAGATTCAAACCAAGTATCAGCAGCTCCACCAATATCGCCAGTTGCTAATTCTGCGGCTGCTTTAACAGTGTCAACAGCAAAACCAGCGCCACCTTGAACAACGTCTAACGCTCCACCGCCAACACCCTTAACCAAATCAAGAAAACCCATTATGGGTTCCTATCTTCAAAGTCTTTCATGGGTCCGACAGCAAGCCGCATCTTGCGAGCAAGGTTCCTAGTCCTTGGGGTAGCGTAAGGTTGCGAAGCAGCCATTTCAACAAGCGGCAACATTGCCATTATTTTCATTCTTTGTTGTTCTGACGTTTCTGGAGTAACCGCTTGATGAGGTTCACCAGTTTCCATAACAGGTTCATTAGGTCGTTCAGAGCCTCTACCAAACGGAGCAGACCCAGCCCTCATCGCAGGCATTTGTGGTTCTTCCATTTGAGGAAGTGGAACTACGCCTTGTGCTTCTTCTTGCGCTTTTGCTTCACCATACGCTTGACCCGTAGCTGTCTTTGCAGCCTGTTGCCCCTTACCTTTTCTTGGCATTACAACGCTCCTAAGAGTTCACGCAATCCAGCAGGCCCACCCTCAGCAGGAGGCGGCGCAGCCATAGCTTCCGCTCCAGCTCCGGGTTGGGCTATGCCGGATTGTGCTTCAGGGGATGTGGGAGAAACCATTTCAGCTTGCCTTTCCTGCGCTTCACGTTGTACTTTTTCAACAGCGCCAGCAAGTTCTTCCTTGTTTGATTTAACAAGGTCAATAATTCGAGCAACGTCACTAGGAGGTATCGCCCCTGTCGCTGCCTGCTGCTGCAAACCAGAAAGCAAACTTTGTTCTAACTGTTCAGCAGTTACAGCGTCACGTTCAGCTTCAACATCCTCAACAAGAGGATCTATTTTCATAAACGATTCTTTCGACATCGTACCCATTTGAAGTCTTTGACCGCCAGCAATAACAAGATTATTGATATCAGCCCCAGCGTGACTGTAACTGACCACATTGTCATCCGTTGTAAAGTGTTTATTCGGAACATAATCTACCTTGCCTTTTACTTTCCCCATAGAAACATAAAACGATTTAGATTTACCACCAGCATGAGATTTAGCCATAGCAATAGCTATTTTATTTTCAGCTTCTAATGAGCGAGCAAGGATACGTTGCGATTCCTGAACGGCAAAATCAACAACAGCAGAAAGCACAGCGTCGCCACGGCGACCAGTACGAATGTTACTAGTAGATTCCCCACCAAATTCAGCAGGGACACCAGCAGTTAAACGCTGCGCCCTTTCTAAACGATCAATCGCAGGATTCGTCATAAAACCGGGTTGAAGTTGCATATCTCGCAAATCACCACCACGCAAAACACCAACCTCACCTGTTAACCCATTTGCAGGATTAATAATAGTTGGTTGTTCGCCAGCACGACCTACTAGCCATGTATCAGGGAAAACACCTTTTTGCACAGCTATGACTTCTAACGCCATTAGCTTTGCTTGTTGCTGATACATCCCTAGTATGCCGTCAAACTGTCCATTAGGTTCATCCAACGATATTCGCTGTGACATAATAACAGGGCAAACACCTGTCAAATTAGGTGTGCGTTCTAACTCTGCAATAATAAGTTCGTGGTTATCGTTCATTGTATGCACGCCAATACTGTGAGCAGGGTTGTGTATTGCTACTAGCACATATTCTTCACGGTCAACGTATTCAATAAGTTCAACAGGTCTGTCATTGTCGTATGGTGCTTCATTAACGCCAGCAAATCGCAACGCAGCGTCAGGGTAATGTCTACGAATCCAACCTTGAGAACGTTCATACCCAAACACGCAATCCGCAGGACTCATTTCATCAGGCCCACGCAAATTAGACGGGTAAGCTGTTAAAGGATCACGAACATGCCACGTTGGGCAACCTTTCTCATGGTCAAACCGTATTTGCACAATGCTGCTAGCGTAACCAATAAGATGCCTTGCACGTTTCGCAAGCTGCATATCTATGCGAGAGTTTTGCCACCAACCAAACAACGCCTTACGACGGATCCCAGCAAACTTTTGCGCTTGCTTAGACGACTCATCTTCAGGTGGACACACAATGTCCGGCGTTACCGACGCTATACGCATCGCCGTTTGATCTAAACCTTGCGCCAATAAATTAGCAACCGATGAAGCCTCAGTAGAATCTATTTCAGGTAACGGTACAATAACGTCACCGTTGTAATGGTCACGAATAAGACGCATCCGTTCTTTTGCACCAGCATGATTAGATGATCGGGTATAGTACAGGTCTACAATTTCTTCAGCGGTTTTCAATGTTTTAGCTTTCTGCTGTTACCCACGAAGGCCGCCATAGTTTGAGAGGCTCAGACATAGGCGTATATAATTTTTCTAGGTTATGTTCTACAAACCATTGTGCCATCACACAGTCATCAGTTCTAGAACCTGTGCCTTCTGGGTTCCATTTTGTTACTTCATTCACCAAAAGCAAAGAATGGGGCCGAGCGTCAGTTCGTTGCCGACCCGGAAGTCTAATCCGACCAAGACGATACAAAGGCGCTAACATCTGTACCCCATATTTAGGATCTCCTTTGTTTCTAGAATGCGTGTAATGCGGAATAAGCTCAACCCCCCTGAGAGCTGACCACCGCCGGAAATGGTCGTACTGCAAAATAAACTTTTGCGCTGCGTTGGCTTCAACTATCCAATGCGTAATCGGATGACCTATTTCGTTACTTATCTGCCACCACTCTTCAGCTACGCCGGTAAAACGTTGCGTGTCATGGTTCCAATCCAAAAACGCTGGAGCATCCATCTTACGACGGTACGATTCAAGCAAATACCTGTACTCGCTTTCAGGGCAATACGCCCAGCATTGCAACGCCCAAAAATTAGATGGCGAAGGGTCCGCTGACGCTATAACCATAACTTCGCCAGCGAGATATTCTGGTACTTCCCACAGGTCACGGTCTTTGTCCCAACAGCCAACGTAGTCAACGCCGTTTTTCCCTACACCTCCCGTTATCCAAAGAGGGTCAACTAAAACAGATGCAGGGTCTGTGTCTTCTTGTTGGTATAGGATTTCGTACCTGTCAGGAGTCTGGGCTTTAATATGGCGCAATTTTCTCCACGGCAGTCGGCGTGGGTATAGTAGGCAGCCTTCTGGGTATGCTGGGTCGCTTGGTTTGTGGAGTTGTTCGCACCTGTCGTCGTAGTGGGCTTTGAATTTAAGGTGGTTATATTTGCGTTCGCCTTCTTCTTCTACTTTATCTTCGTCTACTTCGTCGTAGTCTTCGTCTATTGGGGCGAATTTGTCTAGGGCGTATCGGTATATGTCGTCTGAGGCCATACGTTGCCCTTGTAGTATGAGCAGACCTCCGGGTTCTAGTCGTGTTTCAGCTACTTCATCCCACCAGCGGTACATGTCAGACCGTGATTCGCTGTTACGCATCTTGCGAGGATCCCATACGTCATCCCAAATAATGAGATCAAAACGGCCACCAAGAAAACCGGAGTCCATACCAAACGCTGACCATGATGGTTCTTTCTGCGATAGGGGCATGTCGTCTTGTTGAACTATTGTGAACGCTTCGGCACGCCAGATTTCTTTAGCGTCGGGCTTAAACTGGCCAAAGTCTTGTTGCAGGGTGCGTTGGGCATCTACAGCTAACCCTAATTTAACGTCGTTGAGTTCGGCACGGGCGACATGCTCACGTTCAAACTCCGCCCTCAAACGCCGTGTGTACCATTCAGCGAGACGTTGAGTCGAGGAACCGAGCATACCCCTAATAGCCCTATTGCGGACTGTCGCCCATGCCGGAAGTACTTTCGCAAAGAACGTTGATTTACCCGATCCGGGTGGGGCATTAATAACAACGTATTCTTCTTCGGGTGTTTCAAATAATTCAAAGATACGTTCCGTGGCTTCGATTTGCCAAGGCTGTAAAATGATACCAAAGTACCGTAAAGCGAATTTTTCGATGTTGTTCCAGCATTCTTGTACTTCGGGGGGAAGTTCTTGGTAGGAAGGAATCGCAGAAACGCCTATAGCGTCAACTTGTTCTTTCGCAACCATGTAATTACGGGTGTTAACACGGCCAGATTCGTTATCTCTAGCGGAATGGTAGTTAACGCCTGATTGTTGAGCAGCTTTATACATGCTCATAGTACGGCGAAGTATTAAATACTCAACCCATTTCTCTACAGGAGTGGATTTGCCCGAAGCCATTTATATCTTTATGCGAACAACAGGCCAACAAAAATCGGCATCCCCATCGTGATCTTCAATAAGTTCAACTATTTCGTCATAATCATCTGCGTGGGATATGTCATGCACCGAACAATACGACGGAGAGCAAAAACCTTTCTCAACCCCGTACTGGACCCACGCTTCAGTGTTCAAAAAGGCGACATTGCCGGTCATTTTTTGCCCCTGTTTCTGGCACGGTTCTTAGAAGGAGATTCCAACGTGTAACCGCCACCCTTCTTATGGGAAACATCTTTACCGCCCTTACCAGCAATACCACGTTTACGGCGTTCCTTATTCAAATCAGCACGATACTTTTTACGTTTCTTCGTAGAATGATACTTCGTGTCATACGCCTTCTTCTTCGCCCTAGCTTTAGGATTTTTACGATAATACGCAGCCGTAGCTTTAGGCTTTGCTACTTTTCTAGGAGCCATTGTTCTAAAAGTCCTCTTTCTAAAAGCCACTTTTCCCAACGTTCTTGCCACGTTTGCTGCCCACAAAAGCCAAGGATGCCGGGCCAAGTCCCTAACTGTTCTTTTTCTTCAGCAGTCCACGGAACATTTTTTAATCTAGCGTGCTTCTTAAACCTAATTTTCTTAAACGCCTCTATTTTTTTAGGATCGCCAAGCCAATCAAAAGCAACTTCTAAATCAGTCATTACTTTTTACGTTTCATCTTTTTACGACCAGCAGCCTTAGCCTTCTTAGAAGGCCGACCCCTCTTACTCCCATAAGTACCCTTACCATACGGCATAACTACCTCCTACTGACAACTTTCACAATACTCAGGATTCTCTAACCCACACTCTA